GGATGCTATAGTTCCGGACGGTGGGAGAATTACCGGAACACCAGACTGGGCTAAGATTCTTGGGGAAGCCAGCGCAGGCAAGATTACGGCTGGGTCCGGCTTCTCCTTGTAGGTAATCTCTACGGTATCCGTGGACTCCGTGGTGCCACTCAAGGTGACACTGAAGGGCGTCTGGGAGGCGATGGAGCGTACAGACCCATTGACCTTTGCCGTAGCAGTCTGGTCATGCTCCGGGAGCGTGAACGTCACCTGCCCAGTGGCCGGTCGAATAGTTTGAACAATTGTTGCCATATCGAATCCAATAAAAAAAAGCCCCATCAGGGACCCATACGGGAACCCTAATGAGGCTTAGAGGTACTACTAGGAGAACCGGGTATTAGGCGGTCTTAACTTCGATTGCACACTGAGGAGCCAGAATGCCGTAGCCCTTGGCGAACTTAGCGACCATCAGGGTTGCCTGATAGCGAGCTTCGTACTCAGCGTCCATTGCGAGGTCCATCAGGGTTACGGAACCCAGAGCGCCCTTCTGGAGGGCCAGACCTACAGTGGTGCTGAAGGTGCCAGCGTACTTGTCGTTCGTACCAGCATCGGTGGAACCCGAAGCAACCACACCCGAAGGCAGGTTGTTGGTCTTCACGATTTCCATACCGGCGACCTTCAGTACGCCAGCTTCCGAGTACACGCCAGCACCACCCCAATCCTTGTTGAAGATTTTGGTGTTCTGTGCCAGCAGGTAGAACTGGGCAGGACGCAGGAAGAAGGCACGGTCGTTGTTCGGAACGTCCTTCTCATCGAACTTCTGGGCAGCAGCGTAGATGGCTGCGATCAGAGCTTCCGAGTCAGTACCAGCCGAAGCCGAAGTGATAACCGAACCGCCCTGTTCACCAGCGATACGGGCGCTCGAACGAGCTGCCAGCACACCCAGTTGCAGGAGCTGCTTGTCCTCGGTGTTGGCGAGGAAGATGCCCATCTGGTTCGAGTATTCCGAACGAACGTCGAAGTGGCTCATGGCCTCATCGTAGTTCGCAATCGAAACATCCGATTCCAGCAGATCATCGATGGTGATGACCACTTCGTTCGAGTTGACACCACGGCCATTCAGCTCGGTGCCCGGAGTGTGGTAGCCACCCGATGCCTTACCCAGTACAGGGAACTGGGCCGATTTGCCCGAAGTGATCTGGCGGTTGCGAACGTAGCGGGAAGCCACGCGGTTGGTTTCGTATGCAGTCAGTACCTCGCCAGCGAATACCTTCAGTGCCAGCGCTTTTGCGTCACCTGCTTGGTTAATTTGCAGAGGACGGCTTGGGGTCATATTTGCCATATTTATATTTCCAGTGAATGAGTTTGAAAGTCGTTTGGGCGGCTTCCGTGAACCCATACACTTCACATGTGGTTATCCCCCGCAGGGGGCCAAAGTTACTCTGTATGATGTCTTAGGAATGCAGCGGGATCACCACGTAAAGACGTAGTGTGATCTGGACTGTTCTCTCAAATACTGGGCTGGGGATTCTTTGGAAGGCTCCCCATGGGCCTTTACTTCTTAACCGCCACCTAGAGTGGTTGTCCACTTGCCATAGTCAAAAAGGCTAGGGCCGATGGTCAGTCCAACAACCGAACCGTCAGAGAGGACCATGGCGATTCGTGTGGCCTTGAGGGGCCGCGCCTTCATAGCAGACGATTGGCTGGCATGAAGTTCACCTACAGTGGTCTCTAGGGAATCATTATAGACACCCCAGCGGAGGCCCTTTGCGTAAGCCGCTGCGAGGTCGGCTTGAGATAGTGCCATATAGGCTCCTTTACTTTGCTACACCTCTGATCTTCTCAAGAGTGCGGAACCCACCAAGACCCAGAAGCCCGAAGAGGACCTGAAGGGTAATCGTGGTGTCAATCTCCGGGAAGGACCCGGTGTAGTGATAAAACACGGTTGCGATGAACCGGGCGAAGGGGTCAATCAGGGCAGCGTACAGCAGGGACAGGCCACACACCCACATGATGAATGGCCTTGCTCGGCTGGTGAAAGGATCGGAACTTGCCGCCTCTACCTTGTTGATGTCCATCTGACCCTGAGCCAGCGCTAGGTTGACCTCAAGTTCCTTGAAGTCACCAGCCTGCTGCATCTTAACCAGCTCAAGTTGTGCCTGAGCTTTCTTTTCAGGGTCGGGCCAGACCTTATCCGCGACCTTGTTGAACAGGTCCAAAATCGGACCCAAGAGTAGAGGGTTCATGTCCTACCTTACAGGATGTTGGAGCGTGCGATCTTCTGGGCAACCTTCTCACGGAAGGCGCTGGATTCACGGTACAGTGGGTTCGCCATGTCAGCCTTCATCTCGGCCAGATCAGCGTAGCCTTCACCAATGCTCGTGGCTCGGCCACCGATCTGAGTGCCTTCCGATGGGTACTGGGCCTGATACTTGGCAGTGATGCCCTGTACGGCCAGCTTCGCCTGATTGATGTCCTTGGAGTCGATGGCCTTGTTGTAGGCGATCTTCTCAGCATCGGACAGGTTCTCAGCGGCCCACTGCTGGACCTTAGCGAACTCCTCGGAGCCACCAGCTACCGACACCACTTCGCTCTCATACTGAGCTGCCAGCGCCTGCTGGCCTGCGATGTACTGGTCTACCACAGCCTTCGGATAGCCGGCCTTCTCCAGCTTGTCGTAGCTTTCCTGAGACAGGGTGCCGCTGGTGCTGTACTCGTTCGAGAACTCGTTCAGGTCCAGACCTTTACCGGCCAGCTCAGCTTCAGCGGCATTAGGTTCCGCTTTAGGTTCACCTTCAGGGGCCTTGGGTGCCTCTTCCGATTTACCACTCTGCTTCGCTTCCAGCTCGGCGTAGGCTTTCGCCATATCCTCTACGGACTTGAACTTCTCAGGGAGCCACGCAGGGCGTTCGGTGGATTCACCTTCAGGGGCCTTGGGTGCCTCTGCTGGGACTTCCTTACCGTCCACCTTGGCGATCATTGCCTCTTCGTGACCTGCCGGTGCTGCCCCGTCATTAGGGGTTTGGATGACAACCTGTTCAGTCATTAGAAGTCCTCGATCTTGATGCCGTTGATTTCAGTCGTGGTGACTGGCTCGGTAGCTGGGCGGGGCTTGCCTACCGAATCTTCGATCACGATTTCAGGGACTACTGGGGTATCGGATGGGGTATCATCCTTGGGGGCTTTGGCCATTTTGCATTCCTTGTTTAATCAGACCACCGGCCTGATTGATTGCTGGGGTCAAGCCTTGCTGCATCATTGCTGCTTGCTGGGCTTGTGCCTGTTCCTGAGCGACCTCTTCATCACTCTTCACGAGACCCTTAGTGTCGATGCCTAGGGCAGTACCACGGCGGGTCATGTAGTCGCTGAAGTTGATGCGGCCTACTGCTTCAGGGATTTGCAGTACCGGGGCCATGAACTGGTCCAGCTTCTGCAAGTCGTTACCACGGCCTAATGCTTCGATGCCCGTCACAATGACTGGCTTCACAGCTTTGGCCGGTAGAACTGGGAGGCGCTTCTGCTTCTCCATCTGGTAGATGATGCGATGGACCAGAGGGAGCTGAAGTTCCTGTGACAGGATGGAGTAGATGCCACCTAGGGAGGCTTCCAGCTCATTCGCCACATAGCGGATTTCTTCAGCGGTCACACGTTCACCATTGCGCTGCACTGCGGAGTTCAGCAGGAAGGCGAACGATAGGCGCTCGGTGATGGTGTCAGCGGCCTCTTTGGCTACACGGAAGTCGTTGTACTTCTGGAGCTGGAGGACGGTCACATCCTGTTCAGTCCCCTCACGGAAGGCACCATTCTCAGCCTTAGCCAGATCATCCATGTCCGTGACACCGTTAGGGTTCACGAGGAACAGAATCTTAGCTGCTGCTGCGGCACCCTCTACGATGGCCTGTTGCAGACCTTCGAGGGACTTCAGATCACCTAGGTACTCCTCAACGTAGCCTCGACCGTAGTTCTCACCGTCGATCTTGGTGAACCGAACGGGAATCCATGGGGACTTGTCGATAGGGTACGAGCCTTCAGTACCGGGGATTTTTACACCCTTGGTTTCCTGATAGACCTTCCACTTGTTACCCATGCGGCAGACATGGGTGAAGACTTTAACGGGTTCCGTCTTGTCCTTACCGTCTTCCTCAGGTAACTGAAGGGACTCTGGGAGAACATCCCGGTCCACTTCCTCTTGCGTAATGATGTCCAGTACGTTGCCCATAGGGTCACGTCGGACCACATAGCGGTCGAGGTGGAACACACGCATACCGCCCTGTTCAGGCAGGTACAGGAGGACGTTACCACCCACCACCAGATGCTTGATGCCCTCGAAGGCACTCACGCGAATGGCGCTGGATTCGATTTCGTTCTGGACTGCGCGTTCGGACTTGTTCAGCCCCTCCTCTACCCGCGCCCTCATGCCCTCCTGCTGGGTCAACTGCTCCAGCGCATAGTCGTCTATGGTGTAGCGGAAGAATGCCGCGTTCACTGGGAACAGGGACATCAGCATCTTAGCGGACAGGTGGTTCACCCCACGGGCACCAATAGCCTGCCATGGAGTTGGCAGATCGGAGGACCCGGAGTGACCATCAGGGGGAATGAGGGAGGGGATGGTGAGGGCAGAGCAAGCCCGTGCCCTACGGAGGAACGGGTCCCGGTCAGTCTTCAGCTTCTCGTAGAGAGATTGCGCAGTCTTCGCGGTAGCTGCTCCCATCTTAGCCACCCACTGGGAGGTTCAGACCGGAGCTACCACCCTGAGCCGAAGAGGCTAGGTCGATGCGCAGGGACTTGCGGCCCTTGGTAGTTGCAGCAGCATTGGCACCAGTCGAGCCTTCACCCTTGGCGGTCTGTAGGACCATCGGGGCGACCACTGGAGGTGGAGGTGGCGGGGCTGGTGGAGCTGGCTGTGGTGCTGGGGTTTTAGGAGTACACATTCTATTCCTTCATTTCGGGGTTCTGCTTGTTGAACTGGGACTGAAGGAAATTGATTACTACCTGCGCCCCCTGACGTAACCGAAGGGCGTCCATAGTGGTCAGCCCTTCGGTCGTGTCTGGGAACTTAGCCTTCAGCTCCCGAAGGAGCATCGCTGGCACTGGGGGGAATTCTTTAATTGCCATTAGATAATCCTATTGTGGCACCGACTCTACATCAGTAGCGTAGTTGTGCTTCGGATTGTGGTCCTTATGGAGTTCCTTCAGGTGCTTCACGGTTGCTTCCATGCCGTCGATCAGCGAGGTCAGATCAACCTTCGGAGGACGATCATCGGTCAGCTTACCGGCAGCATCGGCATCCAGAATGATAGCCATGCAGGCCATCGCAGATGCCAGATGGGGAACCTTGGTCTTCTCGTCAGCCCACTCACCGTTCCAGTATTTCGCCATGTGGCGCTTGGCAGCGGCCATGTAGATCGAAGCTCGGACACCAGCAACACGCCAGTTCATCGAACCGTACTTGGTGGCACCTTCGAGGAAGGCCAGCGCTGCGTAGGCAGGCATGGTATCTGGGACCAGATCGAGGGGCAGCTTGGTGGACCCGATGGCGTCCTTTGGGTTGGTGTCCTTGAGTACCGGCTCGTCAGGGATGTACTGAAGCTCCTCATATTTCATGTAGACTCGGTGCCCGTCCCAGTCACCAAAAGCGCCCTCACTATCCTGATGA